TTTAATCTTTCCTGCCCTTCGGCGGTCTCTGCCTCCATGACCTGAAAAAGTTTGTTGCGGGTGGTTTCCAGCACGGAGTTAAAGCGGCTGTAATCTTCATCGCCCAGCATGTCCTTTGCGCGAAAGCCCGCCAGCGACGCCTGCAGCGTCTCCAGTTCGTTCATTGCGCGGTTAACAGGGCTGATTTTGTTGAGCAGGTTCTGCAGCTCCTGCTGCTGCTCTTTCAGGCTCTGGGTATTCTTTTTCTGATCGGATGCCCCGGCGCGAAATACCGAGTTCAGATCATCGGCCTTGTTTGCCGCGCCGCCGGCCGTCTGCTGGAAATCGTCCAGCGCCTTATTCCCGCGCTCCAGCTCGGCGGTATTCACCCGAAGCGAAATCGTTGCAATATCAGACATTACGCCCCCTGGTGGATAATCTTCAGCGCCGCGCTTTCCATTACGCGGATATCCGTTAACGCGGTTGCCTCATCCTCCACGCCGTTCAGCTTCATCAGCCAGGGCAGCACGTTATAATCCAGCCCGGTGATGCCGCCCATGCCCGTGCGCCACTGCGTGCCCATCGACTGGAAAACAGCGAACGCGGGCCAGACGTCGGGCCATACCTCAACAGTCTGCTCTTCTTCGGTGTAGTCATCAGCACTCAGGCCAAACGCGGCGAGGTCTTCAGTGGAGGGTTCAGGCGTATAAAACGCCGAGGCAACCGCTATCAGTTTTTTTCACGGTTACCTGTCAGTTCGCGGTAATACGTGCCGACGATCGCTTTCATCGCGCCCGGGTAGTTATCCAGCAGCACTTCAAGATTTTCCTGGCTGAACGTGTCCGGCAGTGCCCAGCCTTCGATGATCTCCACAAGAAAATCGACGGCGGTTTTACCCTCCATCGTCTCAAGCGCGGCCAGCTCCTTGAGCGGCTTATGGCGGAAATTAAAGGTAATTACCCCGTCATCGTCACCGGCACGCGGGATCTTAACGTCGGCTTTAAATGTGGGTTTGGGTTGTAGCAGAAATTTTGTGGCCATGTATTCCTCGGCAGAAAGAAAGGCCCGCTGACGGGCCTATTAACGGGCTGGGTTACGCTGCCGCCTGCGGGGCGGCGTCTTTGTAAAACGTCATGTCACGCGACTGAATGGCAAAAGCTGGCTGCACCGTTTCTACGTTGTTTACAGAAGTTGTCGGCATAGGATCGAACGATGCCTTTGCCGACCAGTAGCGCATTTCCTTTGCTTTCGGCACGTACATGCGCAGCGGCAGCGTATCGCCAGAACGATCGGCAGCTGACAGCACGCTGTAAATCGGCAAAGTAGAGTCATGTGCCATCGTGATGTTTTGCGACTTAGCCGCTTTGTAGGTCGCCAGGTTGCGCTGGCGATCATCGGCGAGGAACTGGATCTGCGTGTACTGCTGGTCGCCGCCGGACTGTGCAACCTCGGTGATTTGCGGGATTTCAGTCCACTCCGCCACCTTGCTGAGTGAACCAGCACCCGAGCCAGCCGGGAAGAAGTTGGTATCAGTGCTGTTAATCACCCCGATCGTTACGCTGGTAGTCGTCTGCGCCGTTACGCGGACCACCAGGCTGTCAATCAGTGCCCAGCCACTGGAAACCAGCACCACATCGCCCACAGCGAGGCCGTGGCCGTTTGCAACGGTAAAGACAGCGCCTGCGGCATTGCTCACGCCCGTCACCGCCACAGGCGTGGCGAGTTTCGAACCGACGAACACCGTGGCACCATTGGGTAATGCGAAGCCCATAGGGATTCTCCGTAATGTGGATATAAAAAAACCGGCATAAGCCGGCGGGGATATTTCAGGCTGAAATGTCAGCCCGGTAGTTGATGCTGACAGGGATGGAGTAGGACACGCCGTCCGGTATGCCGGGGTAGATGGCAGGCGGTGATGTCACCCAAGCAGCAAAGCCGTCGCCGGGGATCGCCTGGTTCACTGGGAACAACCCGGCGACGCGGCGGGCTAGCTCTCTGGCCTGTGATTTGCCGCCGCCAGCAGGCGCGACGACGGTGACCTGATACACGCCGGTGTAAACGCGACAGCCACCAGCCAAGTCGATGCTGTAGGGCTGTGCGGGCATATCATGGGAGATCAGATACAGCTCGTCGGCTGGTGGGTCAAACTGAATGTTATCCCACGCTACCGGCACGCCCTCGCCGTCCGCCCATATACCCAGCATGGCCTCAAGCGCCGTTGTGATGTCCGGTATCATTTTTAACCTCGCTGACGGCCTCGCTGAAGTACCGCTGGAACTCGGCGGCGGTGATGCGCACCATGCCGCCGGGAGCCTGGCTGGAATGCCCCATCTCCAGACGGTATGCGTACGGGACGTTATTGCAGAAGTAGACCGCCGTGGTACCAACTTTGAACTGTTCGAGCATCAGGTTGCCGGCGGCAATCGTCTCATGCCCGGCCTTGTCGATACGCCCGGTCTCGCCCGCAGCCCGAAGGTCAAACGACACCTGCCAGTTACCGCGAAAACGCCCGCCTGTATAGCCCGGCGGTGCCTTCAGGTCCATGCTGTACTTAACCTTGCGTCCCTGTCGCAGCCGTCCTGCTTTAGTCAGGTTGTCAGGGTTCTGCCGCAGCAGGCTATTGTGCTCAGCGACGGCAGCGTTATATGCCGCCGCCGTCTGGTTAACCGCCCACAGCTCGGGATTACCGACGGGCGACATCTGCACCAGTCGCGCCAGGATTTTGATGCCAACCACACGCACCACCTCTTCCTGCCGCTCCTTTGCCTGGCTGACGAACGCATTGATGGACACCATAAATGCCAGGTTATCTGCCATGTTATGCCCTCAGTTGCGCGCGGTAGCACAGCAGCAGTTTGCCCGGCTTAACCGGGTTGGGTTTTTCAATGCGGTACCATTTGCCGTCCACGGCCACCATGTCGCCGGTGCGCAGTTCGGTATCAGCGGTAAAAACAATGCGCGTGTCGCCGTTTATGATGACCGTGCCGTCAATTTCGCCGGGTTTATAATCAGTACGCACGCCGATGGCGGTAAACGTTTTATCCGGTTCGCGGTGCTCAACGCCGCCGATTACCGTCACAGTGCCCTTGCGCTTTACCAGATACTCCGCGCCGTTCTCCGAGAGCAGGCGCGTGCTGGTGGCGCGCATGCGGGTATAGTTAACAGGCATCTTAAGCACGCTCCGCAAAAGTGTTTACTGCATAGCCACGACCACCAGCCAGTTCGCCGAGCAACGCCATCACCGCCGGGTATGACGGTCTGAACACTTCGCCGTCGGCGACGGCATACGTCGTGGTTACAGCTCCCTCCACGCGCTCGGACTTCACAGCCGCTTCACGCACACTGCCCAGCAGATTACCATCCATCGCCTCGACCGCCAACATGCACTGCGCAGTAACAATCTGACGCGGCACCTCACCTGCAGGCAGTTTGTATCCGTCCAGTTCGATGCCCGCGCGCGGCCACGCCAGCGGCTGCTTTGGTTCGCTTCGCCAGATCATCATTGCACCCAAAGAAGCGGGGCTTGCGCCCCGTCAGTTAGTCTCCGGCGACGGCAGTGAAAGTGATTTCTTCACTGATTTGTGCCACTCCATCAACCGTACCCGTCACGGTGAACGTTCCGGCGGTATCGGAGGTGAGTTTCACCGTGGCGCCACCGGCAGAGCCGGTCTGCGATCCCTCAGTGCTCAGCGTGCCGCCAGTAGACGACCAGGCGACAGCTGCTCCGGACACGCCCGCGCCATTACGGGTGTATTTCAGGGAAAACGTAACCGCATCGGTACTGTCAGCAGTTGCGGAGGTTTTGTCCGCTGACAGGTTTACTCCCCCGATGCGGATTCCAGCTTGATCAGCACGCCCGCAGTGGACTTGTTGCTGGTGAAATGCTTCTTCCAGTTGCCACCTGTGCCGATAGCGGTCAGGTCCGGGTTTTCGCCTTTCGCTGTGTCCCAGCTGTAACCCAGCAGCTCAACGTTCACCGTACCTTCGGCACGATAGCCAATCGCAAGGTTTTCCTGATCGTTGATGTCGTAGGAGCGGAAACCCGGTGCCTGTGATTCGGTGACGGTCACTGCACCCGACACCAGCCCCAGAATAGCGGCCGCGTCCATGGTATCGGTCACCAGCACCGGTTTCCCCAGGGTGCCCGGCTGGCCGCCGTACACCACCACGCCAGCTTCTTCGTAGATCTTGCTGGCGATCGCTTCGTCCACAATGTCGAAGTAGGTAGCGGAGTGCATGACGAACAGCACCACACGGTTGAACTTGTCACCATACTTGCGCAGGCCGCGCGTGAGGGTTTTCTTGCCGTCGGTTTCAATGTCGGCGGTAACCACCATATCCGCATTGGCACCAATGGCCGCCACCAGTGCTTTCAGGCCGTATTTCACATAGCCTTCGAGAGTTGCATCAGCCACATCGACGCCGATCACTTCCGAGAATTCATCAACCGTGCGGCCACGGCGTTTGAAGGCTTCTTCCGTGGTTTCATACGGGCCATATTTCCACGGCGCCTTCACGGATACCGCTTCGCCCGCGCCGATTTTCTTACCGGAAACCTTATCGACTGAGTTCACATTACGCGATTCAATCGAACCGCCCACTTTGTAGAAGGCGCGCTTGCGGAAGTCGCCTTCAATCAGCTCGTTATCGAGCAGGATCGCGCCGTTAGAAGAGGTGTTGAACACCTCCAGATTATCCTGGCGGCGCTCAAGGAAAGCCGTCTGGGCCAGATCGTCATAGATGACCAGATCGTTATTAACCGTTGTAGCCATTGAGTAAGTCTCTTATTTGGGGAGTTTGAGGAAGGCCTGCTGGCCATGCTTGCGGATGTAGTCCGCTTTTTCACTGGCGCTCATTTCTGAACGTTTCTGGCTACCCCCACCGCCTGGCTTGTGCCCACCTGCGCCGGTGCCTTCAGCGCGCGGGAACAAGTGCGGGGCCGTCTCCTTGAGCGACTCCGCCCATTCAAGCGGGCTGAGTGGGGTTTTGCCGTCCTTACCGAACAGAACGTCACCATTCGCATCAACTGCTACGGCCTCGCCTTCGTCGTTGAGCTGGAATGTGCCTTTGGCACGCAGGATCAGGTCATCGGATGCTTCCGCCAGCGCGCCAGCTTTTGATGCTGCCGCCCGGATGGCATCACCCAGAACGCGATCCCGGAATTTACCGGAGAACGCTTCGGCTTTATCCGCGCGCTCATTGGCTGCTTTGATCTGCTTATCGACATCGGCACGCAGGCGCTCAGTGCGTTTATCCAGCACCTCGTCAATCTTTCCGGCAGCAATCAGCTTTGCTTCTTCGTCGTCGGAAAAACGTTGCAGGATGCCGCGCACGGCATCCGGGTCGATACCGTCAAAGCGAGCCAGGTTGTCTCTCTGCTGTTTAATGGTGCCTAACAGCTCAGAGTTTTTCGTTTTCAGGCCAGTTACCTGAGCGTTAACCTGGTCATCAATCAGCTTCTGAATTTCCGGGGTGATTTCCGTACCGCCACCGCCACCGCTGCCATTGCCGTCGCCTTCAGGTGCGTAATACTTCAGAAGCATATTTCGAATTAACATAGGATCCCCTTGGGATTGTCGTGGGCCTTGCCCAATAAAAAAGGCCGCCCGGAGGCAGCCTTTAGCATAGTGTTTATTACTTTAGGTCTTAAAAGACTCAAAAAACTTCAACCCTTAATTGGATTCAAAAAAGTACTGAGTGATTTAAGTGAATGCAAATCCTAAATAAAATTTTGGATTAAAATGCCGACTTAACTTAAATAATTAAACATTAGTTTTCCACATGATGAAGTTAATCGTCAAACCATTCCCACAATTTGTAAGCACCATACCCAACTAAAGCAATTCCCCCCGCGGCTAAAGCCACTGGTGCCGCAGCAACAGTAGCTGCAGAGGCTCCGGTAACACCTAATAGAGTGCTTGCACCGCCTGAAAAGGCTGCTGTGGTTAATCCAGCCCCGCTCGCAGTTGTCGTCAGACCGGTTAAAGCAGAAACACTAGATGACATCGCTCCTGATGTTAAAGTTCTTGCCGCGACCTGCTTACCCGCTACAGACATTGCCGAACTCACTAAGGTGCTTGCTGACTGAGCTGTTTGATAAGCTTTGTAGGCACGGTAAGCGTTATAACCTAGTGATCCAATAGAAACAGTATGTGACACTGTTTTCACTTGAGCACTTTCACTTTTACCAGTGACGCACCAAGTCGCGAAATGCTCGCAATTGTTGTGAAAAACATTGTACTTATCCTCACCTAGTCGAGATTTAGCTCTCTTGACGATGTCTACATTAGAGTAAAGACCCGAGGAGGAGAGGTGTTCTATTATCTTTACTGTTTCTTGATTTTGATTGAACTCGTCAAAAGTAGTCTCGCAAATTCGGCCTTTATTTAGCCCATTTGCCAACCCGGAGTAATGGATAACCTTTCCACCACCGATATAAATACCGTGATGAGTATATCCGGTTCGCTTTGATGAAAGATGAGCACCAAGGTTAAACATGAAAATCCCCTTTTCAAGCTAATTGTCATCTAAGAGGTTATACCCGAATTCTCCTACGGTATATAAAAATCAGTGATATGAATCGCCACGGGTTTAACAGACACCTCAGAGTCATTTAAGATGGCTTAAAGAGAGGTGCCCATGAGCGGTAAGCGTTATCCCGAAGAGTTTAAAACTGAAGCAGTCAAACAGGTTGTTGATCGCGGTTATTCTGTTGCCAGCGTTGCAACACGTCTCGATATCACCACCCACAGCCTTTATGCCTGGATAAAGAAGTACGGTCCGGATTCTTCCACTAATAAAGAACAGTCAGATGCTCAGGCCGAGATCCGCCGTCTCCAGAAAGAGCTGAAACGGGTTACCGACGAACGGGACATATTAAAAAAAGCCGCTGTAGATTCAATCTGTCAATGCAACACCCCTTTCAATTATCTCTTTCGGTGTTTTGAACTTCAGTGTCTTTCTCGGTCTGTTGTTTAGCTGAGCAGCAACCAGATCTAGTTCATGTTGAGTATATTGGGCAAGACATGTCTTTTTAGGAAAGTACTGCCGAATTAGCCCATTTGTGTTCTCATTTGTTCCCCGCTGCCAAGGACTCTGAGGATCGCAGAAGTAAACTTTAACGCCGGTGCTGACAGTAAATTCTAGATGTCTGGCCAGTTCCATTCCTCTGTCCCATGTCAGTGATTTTCTGAGTTCTGACGGTAAACTCAGGAATTTGTCGGTAAGAGCCTGATTTACTGAGACAGAATCTTTGCCCCTGAGTCTAAGGATGATCGTATAACGTGATTTTCGGTCTACAAGTGTGGCTATATGAGAGTTTTTTGTACCTGAGACTAAATCGCCCTCCCAATGCCCCAGAGAGCGTCTGTTATCGATATTTCGGGAACGTTCGTGAATTGGTGTTCCGTTCACTATGTTAATCGTACCTCTTTCGCCTTTGCGGGTATGACGCCTGCCATGGCGAAGGCTATGCGACCGTCGCAGATGCTGTATATTCAGGTGGTGTAGCGCTTCACGGCTACGAAAGTACAGCGTTTTATAAATTGTCTCAGGTGATATTCGCAGCGTTTTTTGACGTGGTTTTGTTCGCCTTAACCATCCTGATATTTGCTCTGGAGACCATTTCATCTCCAGCTTTTCCAGAACAAGCTTTCGCAATGGTAAATTTTGATCCAGTAAGCACGGTTTTGGCCTTTTCGCCATTCTGTTGGCTCGGTTATTAGCATCAACAGCTTTGTAATAGCGTCTGCCCCGATTACGCTGAACTTCACGTGAGATCGTCGAAGGACTGCGATTCAGCGCAGTAGCTATCGCACGAATGCTCATTTTGGCTGACAAACCAGCTCGTATCTCCTCGCGCTCAGACAGTGTCAGGTGAGCTACAGCCCGCTTACGCTCATGGGGTTTTATGCCGCCAGTATCCCTTAACATAGTAAAGATCGTTCCGGGTTTTGAACCCAGGATATTCGCTATTTCACTGAAGCCTGTTCCGTTCTTCCATAGTTCAAAAACAGAGGCTTTTTCCTCTGCTGTAAATGTTCGTCTCATTCAAAAAACCTCCGCAACCCCATGTTTTCACATAACTGTTGCGTTGACCAATTGAATCTACAGCGGCGTACTTCGCAAAGCTGTCCGACTGAGGTACGCCTTTATCCGTGACAACTCCTGTTGCTGGCCTGTTCGCCTGCTCTGTCGGGTGCTGGATGTTCATCCCAGTGGTTTTTACGCCTGGCTTCAGCAGCCGCATTCACAACGCCATCAGGCAGACCTGAGACTGACAGGACAGATTAAACAGTTCTGGCTGGAATCGGGATGCGTCTATGGTTATCGCAAAATCCATCTGGATCTGCGTGACAGCGGGCAACAGTGCGGAGTAAACAGAGTCTGGAGACTGATGAAACGTGTCGGAATAAAGGCTCAGGTCGGATACCGAAGCCCGCGGGCACGTAAAGGCGAGGCCAGTATCGTGTCACCCAACAGGCTCCAGCGACAGTTCAATCCGGATGCTCCTGATGAGCGTTGGGTAACGGACATAACCTACATCAGGACCCACGAAGGCTGGCTGTATCTTGCCGTTGTTGTTGATCTGTTCTCACGCAAAATTATCGGCTGGTCCATGCAATCCCGGATGACAAAGGACATTGTCCTGAACGCACTGCTGATGGCTGTATGGCGGCGTAATCCCGAAAAACAGGTGCTGGTTCATTCGGATCAGGGCAGTCAGTACACAAGCCATGAGTGGCAGTCGTTCCTGAAATCACACGGCCTGGAGGGTAGCATGAGCCGTCGCGGTAACTGCCATGATAATGCGGTTGCAGAAAGTTTTTTCCAGTTGTTGAAACGTGAACGGATAAAGAAAAAGATCTACGGAACGCGGGAAGAAGCCCGCAGTGATATTTTTGATTACATCGAAATGTTTTATAACAGTAAGCGTCGGCATGGTTCTAGCGAACAGATGTCACCGACAGAATATGAAAACCAGTATTATCAACGGCTCGGAAGTGTCTAGATTATCCGTGGCGATTCATTTAATCATATCACCAATGTTGTAATAGCTAGCCGGAGAATGTCCGGTAACCTTGGAGCTAACAAAGGCAATTGGCGATACGGGCTTGTCAATTGAATCAATGACACCATCGGGCAATATCAATATGCCTGCTTTTGGGGCTACAGGAAGATCATTTGATTTGGTAAGCAGGTACCCAAGAACTTCATTGAAGACACCAATGCTTTCTTCCCTAGTAAAAATTTTCACATATGATTGCCTTTGCACTCCGTCAGGCCAATCAACAAGGCATAAAAGCGTCAAGGCCATTTGGCCTTCATTTGGTCTGCCGAGAACCGACTTGAAACTTGCTTGGCTGAGTACTTCAATCGAAGTGTGCATTCAATTATCCATAACCCCGAAAAGATGAATGAATTCTAGAGTAAAAATGCAAATCAAACGTACTGTTGATTTCGCCAGCAAATTTAGTAGTGCATACATGAGTCTTTCCTGAGCATGATGTGAATTGCTGCGGCTTCAGTAGCCTCTAGTTATAGACTTTCGGAGGCAATCAATTGCTAATGAAGGCTTATCCATCATTAACTTGGTGTCGAATAAGTATACCTCAAGCAGACCTGCACAGATCTTCATTCAAAGCGGTTCATTAAATGAATTTTACAACCTAAAACAGACTGTATATAATGAACCATATAAAACAGACTGATGGTGAGTATCATGCGTGTATGGGCATATCTAAGAGCATCGACGAAAGAGCAAGATGCAGATAGGGCTTTGAAAGAGTTGGAGGCATTTGCTCATTCACATGATCTGAAAATATCAAAGTACTTTAAGGAAAATGAATCAGGTGCAAGCCTACAGCGGCCTCAATTGTTTTTACTCTTAGATATCGCGGAACGTGGCGACATTCTGCTCTGTGAGCAAATAGATCGTATAAGCCGACTTACCGCAGAGGACTGGAAAACCTTACGAGGACTAATCGAATCTAAAGGGATCAGGGTTGTATCGTTAGATTTGCCTACGAGCCATCAGCTTTTGCATGTTCAGGATGAGTTCACCGCTCGTATGTTTGAAGCAATGAATTCTATGATGCTCGATATGTTGGCGGCAATCAGTCGCAAGGACTATGAAGATCGCCGCAGACGACAAAAGCAGGGTATTGAAAAGGCCAAGAGAGAGAAAAAATATCGTGGTCGTCCAGTCGATGAGAGCTTACATCGTAAAGTACAAGAACTACTGTCTGACGGTAAAAGCTGGAGCAAAATCCAGGCTTTGATCGGTTGTTCAAGGGCTACTATCGCAAAGGTGGCTAAAAACTCATCTCTTACAGAAGAATAGTGGGTAATAAATGGCAGAGTAGGCCAGCACTGCCAGATTGTTAACGAATATAGCGGTATATGGTCAAGGAAGGGTACTTACAGTTTTGTAGTAAACGAATCCTTTCGATATCTATTCACGTTTTGTGATGAAAATCAACTTTAACACAATATGTAGTATTGAGTGGTTTGTTTGAACGCTATATGCTGATTTTTCTATGGGAATAGAGGGTTCGATAATGGGTAAAGATCAGCATGTTGTTCCTCATGATGGAGGTTGGGCCGTTAAGGGGGCAGGAAACAGTAAAGCGACCTCCGTTCACCCAACAAAGCAATCTGCGGTAGACGCTGCAAGAGGGATTGCTACAAACCAAAAAAGTGAGCTTGTGATCCATAACAAGGATGGCAGGATCGCAAAAAAAGATTCGCATGGTAACGATCCTTGTCCACCAAAGGATAAGAAGTAACTGAATAAGGGGCTTGTCGCCCCTTTTTTATGCACATCGGGAAAGCACTTCCGACACTATAACTTTCGAAAAGTACATGTCATGTCCCCAACCCTGACGGCACGTTACCTTGCAAGATTTTGTGCTGGACGGTACTATAGAGAGTGGTACAGTAC